CAAGTGCTGTGCAGAGTACCCAAATTGTGAACATCCCAAATGTCAAACAGATAATATGCTTTTTGAAAATGAAGAAGCAAGTGTGTATAAAAATAGTTTTTATAAAGCACTTAAATCATTTTTAAAGAAAGATTATCAATTAGTTTATGAAAAGGCTTGGTCGTATTTTGCTACCGAGTTAAATGATTTTACATGGCATGACCATGTGAATATCAGAGGATCTAATATTGAGAAGGTTGAAGAGTACTCTGGTATTATATATTTAAATCATAGTGATAGGGGAACATTATTTGAAGATGAAAACTTTTTTTGGTCTATCAAACCTAAAGTTAACCATTGGTATATATGGCCTTCACATTTACAACACACACCACAACTTGGCAAAACTGATAATATGAGATACATAATTGCAACAGCAGTAGGAGTAAAGGCAGCACAATGAAAACCGTATTTAACAAAGACAAAAATTTAGACGCAACAAAACAATCAATGTTTTTTGGCGCTGATCTAGCAGTACAAAGATATGATACATTTAAATATCCTATCTTTGATAAACAAACTCAACAACAAATAGGTTATTTCTGGCGACCAGAAGAAGTATCTTTACAAAAAGATAGAAATGATTATGCTCAACTATCAGAAGCACAAAAGTTTATATTTACATCTAACTTAAAATATCAAACTATGTTAGATAGTGTACAAGGTAGAGGACCTTGTTTAGCATTTTTACCATTTGTATCTTTACCCGAATTAGAAAGTTGTATTGTGACTTGGGATTTTATGGAAACAATACATAGTAGAAGTTATACCTACATTATTAAAAACTTATACTCACAACCTGGTGATGTATTCGATAATATAATCAAAGATGAAAAAATTGAAAAGAGAGCTAAATCTGTAACCGAAACATATGATAATTTAATTCTATTAGGTTACAAATATAAACTTGACAATAAGAGTGTTAGTGAATATGATTTAAAGAAAGCATTATGGAAAGCACTAGTCACGGTTAACATACTTGAAGGTTTAAGATTTTACGTATCATTTGCTTGTTCATTTGCATTTGGCGAACTTAAACTTATGGAAGGTTCAGCTAAGATTCTATCACTTATTGCTAGAGATGAAAGTCAGCATTTAGGTGTATCACAAAAAATTATAAACAGCTATAGAAATTTTGAAAATGATAAAGTGATGAACAAAGTTATTAAAGATACTGAAAAAGAAGTCTATGCTCTTTATGATGAAGCACTTAATGAAGAGAAGCGTTGGGCAACTTATTTGTTTCAAAAAGGTTCAATGATAGGTCTATCAGAAAAACTATTACATCAATATGTAGAGTTTATCTGTAATCGAAGAATGAGAGCCATCGGACTTGAATCAAAGTACGAAACTAAAACTAATCCTTTACCTTGGACTGAACACTGGTTAAATAGTAAAGGTTTACAAAATGCACCACAAGAAACAGAAATAGAGAGTTATGTTATTGGTGGCATTAAACAAGACGTTAAGAAAGATCAATTTAAAAAGTTTAAACTCTAATGAACACTACAAAAATTAAATGTCCTCATTGTGAGGAAGAATATAGCATTAAGTGGGCTAATGAAGAATTAGAACCTACTACTTGTCCTTTTTGTGGTGGTGAAACCTCGATTGATGAAGATGACGCAGAATTTTTAGATAATGAAGAAGAACAAGACGATTGGAATTGATTATAGTTTAACTAGTCCTGCTATATGCGTTTGTAGAGGATCGCTTAAATTTGATAATTGTAAGATATATTATTTAACAAACGTAAAAAAATATGAAGGTGATTTTTGTAATGGTAAAATAAATGGCAGACTACATCTACCCTATACCACCGAGACACAACGACACGATCAGATATCCGATTGGGCGCTTTCTGTTATTGGTACTAGTATTCACAATATTTTTATAGAAGGCTACTCATATGGTAGTAAAGGTCTAGTATTTAATCTTGCAGAAAATATGGGAACACTAAAACATAAATTATATAAACTGAACAAAAGGTTTGAAAGTATTGTACCTGGTCAAGTAAAGAAAAACGCTACAGGTAAAGGCAATGCAGATAAATTAAAAATGTATGAACAATTTGTAAAAGACACGAAGATAGATTTAATAAAAGAATTTGATCAATCTAAACTTAATAATCCAGTGACAGATGTTGTTGACGCTTATTATGTAGCAAAGGCTGGTTATGCAAGACTTTAAAATATTAATATTAGCATATCTTATAGGTCATAGTCCTATTGAAACTCAAACAACTTTTCAATTAGAAGGTTGGTATAGAAGTATGGAAGAGTGCAGAGCAGAATTAGAACTAAAACTACCAGATGGCAGATACGAAGTAATAAATGACTTTGTTGTACAAGGTGAGTTTCAATGGGATTGGTTAGTTGCAGGTTGCAAATCAGATACTACAAAAGAAGAATACAGAATATATCCTGATTATCCAAAAGGTAAACCTGACGAACTTGAAGGTATTGAATTAGATTTAAATGAAATTAGAATATGAAGATACTAATTGCAAATGAATATCCTGATTTACTAAAAAAATATAAAGTAGAACAATTTGCTTTAGATGATTTAATATGTATACCACCAGATGAATGGTTAGAGAAAAGAATGAAAGAGTTTGGCTATGAAGATAGTTTTAAAAAACATGGTATGAAATATCCTATATCAGTATCAACAGGTGAACATGATTGGGTGTTAGAAAGATTTAAAAGAAAAAACTTACCTCATGTAGTAGATGATAAAGTTAAACCAGGTCTATATGTACATTCTGGTAATAAAAGAGTATATTGGGCAAGACAAAATGGTTACACACATATAGAAGGTTATATGATAAATGAAAGAGAAGATAAGGCAATGACCAGAGCTCATACTCATATTTCACATGATAGGATACCTAAATGAAACTTACTATAATAGGAACTCAAAGTGTGTGTCAAAGTGTACATCATGCTCTTGCAAGTCAAAAAAATAAAAAAATAGAATTTCATCAAATACCTATAAAACACGAAGAAGATTATTTTAATAATACAATGATGACTTATAATGATCTTTGGAATATACAAACTTCAGACGCTATCTGTTTGTTTGGTACTTGGGGTAGTGATAACAAAAACAGACAATGGCATCCTAAAACTAATAAAAGAAGACAAGCTTATATAAATCAAGTAAACAAATTTTTTGTAGATGTTGCTAATTCATATGACACAAAAGTTATAGTATTTGAAACAGCAACAATGAGTAGGTGTAGGCAAGCATTATCAGGTAACAAACATTGGAAAGATGAGAACCCAAAATATTATCGTATGGGTCTTAATCACTGGACATATGGACCTGCTAAATTTTGTAGACCTAAAAGTATGAATAGATTAGAAAAGTTTATAATAGATAATAGTAATTACACAGATCAATTAACTGAACAATTTTATCATCATAAATGGAAAAATAATAAAGATGGTAAGATAGTAATTATGACAGGATTAGAAAACGATCCTACTAGTACAATGCCAGGTCCTGAGTTTGTTGAGAAAAGTGTTGCAGAAATAAGAAAACATACTGATAAAGAAATTCTAATTAAACCTCACCCTATGAGTGACTATGAATCTAAACATCACACTATGCTTAATAAACATATGTCTCTAAAAGATTTAGCACCACTTTTATATTGTGCAGTATTAGATAACAGCACATCTATATTTGAATTGACAATGTTGGGTATACCTTGTTTTACTACAAGTGCAAACTTTGGTTATAAGTTAGGTAATATAGACCTATCTAAAATTAATGATATATATTATAGCGATGAAGATACTATGCAAAAATGGTGGAATGAAATGTGCCATACAGAATTTAGAGAAAATGAATTTAAAGATTCAATGATATTCGATTACATACAGGAGTTAGTAGAATGAACGAACCATTACCACACCACTTAGGTGGACATAAAAATAGAACACACACAGATGAAGGTGTAATAAGATTTGCTAGAGATGAACTAGGTGTCAAGTCTATGTTAGATATAGGTTGTGGCCCAGGTGGTCAAGTCTATAAGGCAATTGAAATGGGTATTGACGCAAGAGGTATAGATGGTGATCATACACTTGTTAGAGATAAACCAGAACTATTTGAATTACACGATTTTACAAAAGGTAAGTTTGAAAATTACAAAACTAAATTTGATATGATTTGGTGTTGTGAGTTTGTTGAGCACGTAGAAAAACAATATGAAGATAACTGGATGTCACTAATGCAAAGTGCAAAATATGTTTTTGTAACCTATTCAGAACCAGGTAAACCAGGACATCATCATGTAAATTGTGAAGATAAACATTACTGGATAGAATTATTTAAAAAGTATGGTTTTACATATAGAGATGATTATACTTTCTCATCAAAAGCAAGATCAACTATGGAAAGAGAGTTTTGGCGAAGCAGAGGACTAGTATTTGAAAATGTTAAATCTAACCAATCATAAGTTAAATGAATACGAAGGATATAATCCACACCTTCATATAAAAGAGTTTATCAATAATGAAGATTATGAGACTCTATTAGAGCAATATCCAGACGATAGTTTATTTAAAGACGAGATACCTGATAGTAGAAAACATGGTCAGAGACCTCATTGTAGAAGATTGATGGTTATTAAAACAGGTAAAGAAAGTCCTTATTTTGATCCATATATTAAAAGTATAAATGATCTACCTTTTGTTTGGCAGACATTATTAGCAGAATTAAAAGGTAAAGAGTATAAAGAATTTATGTGTGATCTATTAAAGATAAAAGATTTTAGAATTAGATTTGATTTTCATAGAACACAAAGTGGTTTAGATGTATCACCTCACGTAGATAGTATTGGTAAATATGCGTCTCATCTTTTATACTTTATGCCAAAAGGTTGGAAAGAAGAGTATGGTGGTTCTACTATTTTTTATAAAGGTAGAAAAGTAAACGATATGAATCCTGAAACTAAAGACTTTGAAGAAAGTAAATTATATCCTACTTCAGGCAACACATCATTAATATTTAAAAACGTATCAGAGGGTTGGCATGGCATAACCGAAGTTAAAACAGATAACATAGATAGACAAATATGTAATGTTCTAATATTAAAGAAAGATTTGTAATGGCGCAAATGGATGATATAGAACAATTGTCTTACGAAGAAAGTAAAAAACAAACTAAAGAGAGAAAAGACAAAGGTAAAAATATGATTAGACCATTTACTTTTGATGAAGAAAAAATATTAAGGGACGGTCTATTTCACAATAATGTTGAGGATTAATAATGGCAATAAGACAAAGAATTAAACTTAAAGAAACTTTTGCTCAGAAAATAGCACAACAACAAGATTCAGGTATAATTAGTGCTACATATGATTTCTTAGCAAGTCCTAACCCTAAAGAAAAGATAAAAAATGGCAAAGAAAAGAAAAGAAAAAAGAGAAAAAATATTTGAACGAAATCCTATGACAGGAGTTATTCGTTGGAGATATACAGATGAGTCACCTGATAAATTCGGATGGCCAAATTACGGTAGAATATTAAAGGAGAAAAAAAATGCGAAGTGAAATAATAGAAGCAATTAAGAAACACGCTGAAGGTCATATAGCAAAACACAAAGCAAATGTAG